CGTCTTTTTTTTTGTATTTTTGTCTAACTACATTTTTAATAATATTATGGCACAACAAGAATTAAAAGTTAACATTTCCGGTGATAGTTCAAAGTTAAATTCGGCATTATCTTCGGCAAGTTCAAAACTTTCAGCGTTCGGATCAAAGATGCAAAACGTTGGAAAATCAATGACAACAAAATTGACTTTGCCATTGGTTGCGGTTGGTGCTGCATCTGTTAAAATGGCGTTTGATTTTGATAAATCTATGACGTCAATAACGGCCCTTGTTGGAGTTGGTGCGGATGAAGTTGCTAAAATGGGTGATACTGCTAAAAGAATGGCAGTTGATACCGGTAAAAGCGCAAATGAAGCCGCTGAAGCGTTGTTTTTTATAACTTCGGCAGGTTTACGTGGTGAAGAAGCAATGGGCGTTTTAGAAGCGTCTTTAAAAGCGGCTGCGGTTGGATTAGGTGAAACAAAAACGATTGCTGATTTATCTACTTCAGCATTAAACGCGTATGGTTCCGAAAATTTAAGCGCTTCGGGTGCAACGGATATATTAACGGCGGCGGTTCGTGAAGGTAAATTGGAGGCCTCACAATTAGCTGGGGCAATGGGTGGCGTTATTCCTATCGCTTCCAATATGGGGGTTCGATTTGATGAAGTTGCTGCAGCAATGGCTGCAATGTCGAGAACGGGAACAAATGCCGCTGAAGGTGCAACGCAATTAAACGCAATATTAGCTTCTTTAAAGAAGCCGACAACTGATGCGGAAATGGCATTTCAAAAAATGGGAATGTCAACTGATAGTGTTCAAAAATCATTAAGTGAACAAGGTCTTTTGGCAACATTGGAAATGTTACAAAACGGATTAAAACAAACCGGCCAAGATACAACGGCAATATTCCCAAACATTAGAGCATTAAAAGGGGTTTTGGATTTAACGGGTGCGGGATTAGAAAGCAATAGACAAATTTTCGATTCATTAACCAAATCAATGGGCGCGACTGATGAAGCGTTTGAAAAAACATCACAATCAGCGTCTTTTAAAATGACAAAATCATTGAATGCAATGAAAGCGTCTTTAATTGAAGTGGGAAATGTTATTTTGGTTGCATTGGTTCCGGCGGTTGAAAAAATAGCGGGTTTTTTGACAAGTATGTCAGATAAATTTAAATCATTATCGCCAACAATGCAAAATGCAATTGTAGGATTTGCCGGAATTTTAGCAATAGCCGGCCCGTTGATTATAATTTTTGGAAAATTAGCGGTTGGACTTTCTGCATTAGGCCCTTTGTTGCCAATTGTGGCTTCAGGTTTTAGATTATTAACTGCAGCAATGATTGCAAACCCAATTTTAGCCGTTGCGGCTGCTATTGCTGCAATTGGAATAGCTATATATTCCTACACAAAGGCACAAAAAGATGCATTAAAAGAATCTTTAAACATTGGAGAAATTGAGGAAAAGATTGCAGAAAAAAGAAAAAAATTAGCTTCTGAACAACAAAAAATTGCTGAAGGCTATGGCGGGCAAACTTTGAAAAATGTAGAAATTTTAAAATCAGAAATTTTAGCTTTAAAGCAAAAAGAAAAAGCCTTAAAAGCAACGGCGAAGGCTTTAGAAGATTCTGCTAATTCAGATAATTCAGAAGTTGAAACAGAAAAAAAGAAAAATACTGAACTTTTACAAGTTTTAACAGACGGACAAGCGCAAAGAAGGGAAGCCGTTGTTGGTAATTCTTTGGAAATGGCGGGAATTCAGGACGTTATGAATGAAGCGGAAACCGTTAAAATATTAGAAAACAACGCTGCAAACGCACAATTAGAAACCCAAGATTACGAGGGTAAAAAACAACGTTTTTTAAGCTTTATGACGGCGCAAGAAGAGGCTTCTCAAAGAATGCAACGAATAGGTTCGGCGATTGATAATTCTTTTGGTGCAATTGGTGGTGCAATTACCAATATGTTTGGCGGTGCGCAATCTGCAATGGGTGCATTTGTTGGTACATTAGCAAAAGATGCCTTAAAAGTAGTTTCAAGTAATTTAAAAATTGCTTTATCCGGAGCATCAACCGCAGCAACACAAACGGCAGCATCATTTGGCCCGGCAGCCGCTTTTGTATTACCGGCATTATTAGCCGGTGCAACCGCTTTAATTAGTGGAAGTTTTGCAAAATTTGCAGACGGTGGAATCGTTTCGGGGCCAACTATGGGATTGGTTGGTGAATATCCGGGTGCAAAATCAAATCCGGAAGTTATAGCGCCATTAAATAAATTGCAAGGGATGATCGGAAACAGTGGCGGTTCACAAAATATAAATGTAGGCGGACAAATTAGATTGGAAGGGCAAGATTTATTGATTGCAATTCAAAGGGCGCAAGAAACGGCCGACAGATTATTTTAATAAAACAAAAAAATGGCATACGGCGTAAAATATAGATTAGAATTTTCCGATGTTTTAGGATATGGAAAAAAAGTTGAAATATTAAAAAAAGATTATATCGGTGAAATTTTGCCGATGGTTGGAGGTGCCGAACCGGTTGTAATTAAATGGAATTCATCCGATGATTTTTATAAACCGTTAATTGGTTCGAGTTGTAAATTAAATTTAATTGTTACCGATGAAATTCAATATGATGATTTTTACCGATTTGATGAACGTGAATACAAAGTAAAGGTTTCATATTCAAAAAGTATTTCAGAAACATTTTCCGACCGAATTGTTGCAGATGGCGGAATTTATGAATCATTAGAATGTATTGATTCATTTTTAGGTGATTTTTACACAACATCAACATATTACAATGAGCGCGTTAATAATGACAACGGAAGGGTTGAATCTTTAGGTTGTGTTTCAAGCGCTATAAGTGACGAAAAATTTAATATTTGGGCCGATTATTGGGTTGGTTTTTTGGTTGTTGACAGGTTCAAGGAATCAATGATGAGTTATCCTTTTGGTATTTCATTGAATGCATTTGACGGATTGGGAACTTTAGGAAATTATAGTTCGCCTATTTCTATTGATGATAATGAATATTCCACCAATTCAACTTCAGATATAGAAAGAATTTCAAAAATATTGCAAAATTTAGATTTGGATTTAAATATTGTTTTTATAAATGATTTAACTTTTAAACAAACAATTGATTCAGTAGTAACATATGAAAAATATCCAAATGTTACAAGTTTCTCAAATTATTTAGATGAATTAACAAATGGATCAGAACTTTATACGGCAAAAGATCAACTAATTAAATTGTTGACAATGTACAATATGAGAATTTTTCAATCATTCGGGAAATGGTATATTGTAGAGAATTCAAACATATTTGATAAATCTGTAAAAGATTATATTTTAGAACAAAATGAAAACTCAAATCCGCCTAATAACATTCGGGAGCTGATTACAAATAGACTAAAAGGGATCAATAATGAGTTTTTAAATTCTGAAAGGTTTAATTATTTAGGTATTTCTCAAGGGATTGAAAATGTTTCAGTTTTAAAAGTTGCGCCAAAACAGTTAAAGCCCATAAATAACGATTTAAGAAGGGAATATTTGCAACCGTTTTCGGAAGTTGAAAGGTCTTTTTCAACATCTCAATATAGTAAAACATATTGGAACAATAATAACGGATTTGAATACGGTGATTTTAATTGGAATATAAACGGAACAAATGCGGAAATTGTAGAAAACGAAATTTCAAAACAAGGAAATTTTTCAATGAAATTAGTTAAAAATACAACTATTGATTTTAAATGTTTTACGTCTGAAAAAATACCTTATCCAAACCCTTTTAATCCGAGTTTAACGTTAAAGACTTTAAATAGTCAAGTTTTATCAAATACAAAATTTACATTTTCTTTTTTTATTGAAGCGTCTGAAATTTTAACAAACGTTTCGGTCGGTTTTAAAATAAAATATTTTGATTCAAACAACACAAAATACTGGAACGATGGCACAAATGAGTTTCAAAATAATGATTTTTTAAATAGAGTAGGAGCCGAACAGAGTAATACTTGGCAAACAATTACAAAAACTTTAAAAACACCAACAACAACTCCGGTAATTATCAATGGAGAACTTGAAATTGAAATTTGGAGTACAAGAACCGCAAGTCCATCGCCTCAAAGTTATGAAAACACCTATTTCGATAATGTTGGAATTTACCAAGAAGGTTCAAGATTTCAAGAATTTATTTTTATTGAGCCGGATGTTTTATCTTCAACTTTAAAAATAAAAGCAAAAAGAACAAATGATTTAAATTATAGTACAAAACGAAAATTTAATAATTTAATTTTTTTTAAAGATAATGCGCCAACAAGAATAAATAATTGGTACCGAACCAGAGATAATAATTTTATTAATGGAAATACTATAAAATTTAATAATATATCAAACATTACAAATCAAAATATAATGAACGATTTTAGGGATTTTTGTATTAGATATGAAGGTTCATTTAGGGGTGAAAACCCAACGCCGTTATCATTGCACAATAAAATTTGGTTTAATTGGCTTGGCGTTTTAGAGGATGAACAAAGTTCTATAATTGACGGGTTAACCTATGCCGTTAAATCCAATAATTATAAGGTTTTGGCACACGTTCCAAATGATGACAACGATTTAGATATTACAGTTAGAATAACAGATTAAAAGAAATTTTTTTTGTTTTGTTTGTCAGCCGCTTATTTGTATTTATTTACATTTAGGCGGTTTTTTTTGCTTAAATGTTTTTTTTATTGAAAATTTATTTTTAATTTCGCAGTAAATAAAACAACAAAAAATATGTTCGAACAAAAATTCAAAAACGAAATGAAGCGTTTAAATTTAAAACGCTATGACGTTTGTACTTTATTAAGTTGCACAATGCCAACATTAAAATCACGATTAAAAAACCCGATGACGTTCACGATTGCGGAAATTATTATTTTGCAACACAATGATTTTATTTTGTCGGGAATTTCTGAAAACTTAAACATTTAAAACAAAAACAAAAACAATGAAAAAATTACAACAAATTCAGGCAGAATTAAAAGCGCCAAAAAACCAAAGAAATAATTTTGGTAAATACAATTACAGAAGTTGTGAAGATATTTTGGAAGCCGTTAAACCGCTTTTAAAAAAATACGAATGCACCCTGACAATTTCGGATGAGATAAAAGAATTAGGAAATATTTTATTTGTAGAATCTACGGTGATTATATCGGATGGCGAAAATCAAATTCATACAATGGCGCAAGCGGGAATTGATCCAAACCGTAAGGGAATGGATATTGCCCAATCTTTTGGAAGTAGCAGCAGCTATTCGCGGAAATATGCGTTAAATGGATGTTTTTTAATTGACGACAGTAAGGATTCGGATTTTACAAATACACACGAGAAAACACCTTTAAAAGAAGTTAAAGCAGATGATCGCAAATGGTTGACTGAAGCGCAATTGAATGCAACATTAAAATCAACGGAAGTTCAGGCCCAAAAGGTTTTGAATACTTTTAAGATGAAAAAAGAATATAAAGAAAAAATAATCAGTAAGTTTAATTTAAATAAATAAGTAATATTATGAGTACACAAACAGAAAAAGTTTTTGCAGATGGTTTTTTAGTAAAAAGAAATGATTCAGCGCCGGAATTTGTATTGGCATCGGTTTCATTAAAGGTTGATGAAGCGATTGGCTTTATAAAAGCAAACGCCAACAATGGTTGGGTTAATATCGATTTAAAACGTGGCCAAAGCGGAAAATGTTATGCCGAATTAAATACTTGGAAACCTAAAACTCAAGGATCTGAAGTTGGGCAAACTGTAAAGGATGATTTACCTTTTTAAGTAGTTAATTTTAAATGAAATTAGTGCGGTTCTTAATTGAATCGCATTTTTTTTTAAATAAAGTTAGGTTAATTGAAAAAATTCTTTTACTTTTGAAGTGTTAAACAAATAAAACAAAACAAATTATGGATAAATTAATTGAATTTTTAGAATTTAGAGTTCAGGCATTGGAGAAAAAAATAACTGAATTAGAGCAAACAGTAAAAGAACAAAACAATTATATATTAAGCGAAACACAAAACAAACAAAATGAAAACTAAATTTGATTCGAATGAAATTTATCATTCATCTCCAGGAATAAGCGCTTCAGGATTAAAAACAATATTTAAAAAATCGGTTTATCACTTTTTAAATCAAAAAAGGTTTGAATCTTCGGCAATGGCTTTAGGTTCTGCGGTGCATTGCGCTATGTTAGAACCCGAATTGTATTATAAAGATTATCACGTTATGCCAAAAATAGATAGGCGCACAAAAGCCGGAAAAGAAGCATTCGAAATTGAAACAAAAAAAGCCGAAGGGAAATTGTTATTGGCGGCTGATGAACACGATAAAATTACCAAAATATTAAATAATTTTAGAAATCACGAATTGGCGCAAAAGTATTGCAAAGGTGAAATCGAATTATCGCATTACAGACAATACGAAAACATTGATGTAAGAATAAGGCCGGACGCATTAAATAGAATTGAAAACTTTATTTCAGACGTTAAGACTTGCCAAGATAATGCACCAATGGCATTTAAAAGAGATGTTTATAAATATGGTTATCATTTACAAGCGGCATTCTATTCTGATATGTTAGGGGTTCCGGCTAAAAATTTTCGATTCATTGCCGTTGAAACAAATTACCCATTTTCAGTTGAGGTTTACGGGTTAAGTAGTGAAATGATTGAACAAGGCCGCAAGGGTTGGAAAAGGGCCTTTAACGATTGGAAAATATACGTTGAAACGGGTATTATTTCGGGTTACAATTGGAATGAATTTAATAATGATGGTAGTTTAGTTTTATAAATATGGTTTTAAATAATTTAATAAAGAGGGTTAACAATCATTTTGATGTTGATATTACGCAAAATTCAAGAAGGCGTGAAATAGTAATGGCACGAGCTGCATTTTATTGGCTTGCAAGAAAAAAGACAAGGCACACAACAACACGAATTGGTGAAATTGTAAATCGTGATCATAGTTCGGTTATCTATTCAATGAATAATTTTGAAAATTGGCTGAATTGCGATTTACATTTTAAAAATGAATTCGAAAAGTTGCGTAAAATAGTATTTAATGAATTAAGTGTTGAAGATTTAATGAAAAAAAAAGTGTTAATTAAGTATAAATTTCTTAAAATTGCAAAGAATCTTTTACTTGTTGAAGTTGACAAATTAAAAAAAGAGTTATAAAAATAAAAATATAATGAAAAGAAATCCATTTGAAAAATATTTAAAAGGTGAAGATTTATTGCAAAGGGCCGTAATGAATTATATTATTATGCAATATCCAAAGGCAATTTTCACGCATCCAATGAATGAAGGAAAGCGAACGCCATTTGAACAATATAAAATGAAATATTTAGGTGCAAAACCCGGAATTCCTGATTTATTAATATTTACACCAAACGATAAAAAGAACGGATTAGCGATTGAATTAAAATATAAGTATAATAAACCTACACCAAACCAAAAAGAATGGCTTAAATGGCTTGAAAATAGCAATTGGAAGGTTGAATGGCATAATAATTTTGAAGATTGCGTAAAAACAATTGATAATTATTTTAATAATGAAGTTTAAAATTTAGTAAAAAATGAAATACAACGATGTTTATTTTGATGACACAAACCAAAAAATTAGATGGACACAATCAACGCCCGAAGATCTTCCGGTTACTTACGACTATGTAGGTAAGACAACAAGGGTTGAATTTGATTTGTTAATCGAGTTACTTTGGCAGAGATACGAGGATTCAATTATTGATTTAAAAGATTTAAAAAAAATCTTCAATGATTTACGTGTTTTTTGTGATTCAATAAAAAATAACTATAATTTATAGTTAAAATATTTATATTTGCATTGTTATGTCGCGGTAACAATATAAAAAATTAATAGATACCCTATTGATGATGCGCCCGCGACCGCTGATTTGATAGGGTTATTCTTTTTAAAATATGGAAATAAATAAAATTTACAAACCGAAAAAATTCTCTTTTTTTACAATTGTTCCCAATAATATTTTTAGGCACAAAGATATTTCAGCAAGTGCAACCGGATTATATTGTTGGCTTTTCTCACACGAGGCAAAAACAGAAATGACTGTTCAGTTCATTTGCGGCCATTTTAAAGACGGAAAAGATGCCATTAATAAAAGGATAAAGGAATTAATTGATGAAGGTTTTTTGGTGCGAAAAGAGATGCGAAATGGCGGTAAATTTGCCGGATACAACTATTATTTGAATGACAAACCCAACAAGGCAACCAAAAACCACCGCAACCGGAAAAACCGCGACGGTAAAACCGCGACGGTAAAACCGGGCCCGGTTAATCCGCAACAAAGTAATACTATAAACACTAATGTAATAACTAATAAAAGAAATACTAATGTACAAAGTGCCACAAAATTAAAAACGCCTTTATACAATGAAATAACATTGAAGGCATTTCCGCATTTTGTAGAATTATTTCCTATTCAGTATAAACCAAAAGGCGAAACTCAAAAAAACAAATGGCTGGACTGTTTGGATAAACTTCAAAGAATTGATAAATACAGTTTGCACGATGTTTATGAAGTTACAAAAACACTTCGAAATGATGAATTTTGGCAAACTAATTTTTTAAGTATTTTGAAATTTAGAAATTTAGACAAAAACGGAATTAAATACATTGATCGTTTTATGTTAAACCAAAAGGCAAAATCAAAACCGGTTGGTTATTTAAAAGTAAAGGGAATTATTGAATATTTTATTTACAATAGTGCTGCGGACGGAAACAAAGAATTGGGAGCAAAAACAAAAGGCGGAAACTTATTTGAATTTCATATTAAGCAATTAATGCACACAAACGAATTTGATGAATTAAAAGAATATGTAATTATAAATAAATAAATAATGGAAATAAATAATGGAAATAAATAAATATCAAATATTAGGTTTATACAAATACAAAAATGAATTTCAGGTTATAGATTCATTAAAAAGTATTGTTCAATTTCAAGGCACTAAAAAAGAATGTCAAGAATATATAAAAATATATTACGAGAATACAAATAGCAAATAACGCTTTAGAATATATTTAAAGACGTTTAGCGGTACTTTTAATAATTTTAGGTGCAATGATATAGATTTTAAAATATACACCCTTAAAAATCATTTATTAGCTTTTACAAAATATTAAATATTAAACATTAAAAACAAAAACAAAATGAACAAACAAAACAAAGAATTAAAAAGCGGATTGGAACTTTTATTATTATTGGATTTAACCTTGGCAACAATGGATGATTACCATTTAAGAGGGCCGGTCAAAAATAAAGCGAATTTATTCCGCAAGGCTTTAGAAAAACAAATTAATACTTCAGTTGATTTCGTTATGGGTTACAATGAAGATTTTTTTCAAAACGCATCAAAAAGAAAAGAAAGAATGATCAAACAATTGGCAAATTTAAATGAAGCCGATAACATTTTAATCAGTGAGTTTATAAATAAATTTATTGAAAATATTGATATTGCAAGAAAAAAAGGAATTGTTTTTTTTGATAAACTTTTGTAAAAAAAACCTATGTAATTAAAAAAAATCTTTTACTTTAGCCAAAACAAAAACAAAACAAATGAAAACATTCAACGATTTTAATATTGATGTCGGCAATAAAAACGCCGGTAAAACAAAAACAAAATGCCCAAAATGTAGCGACACGCGAAAAAATAAACGTGATAAATCTTTATCGGTAGATATTGACCAAGGTTTATTTAATTGCCACAACTGCGGTTGGAGTGGAACAACTAAATTCCAAAAGAAACCCGAATTTATTAAGCCAAGAAAAATTGATGTTAGTTTAAGCAAAGAATTAATTGCTTGGTTTGAATCACGTAAAATCTCTGAATCAACTTTGGTTCATTGGAAAATCGGCGAATCAAAAGAATATTTCCCGCAAGTTGGTAAAGAACGCCGCGCAGTAAATTTTAATTATTACCGGGAAAAAGAATTGGTAAACGTTAAGTTTAGGGATGCAGAAAAGAATTTTAAAATGGTTTCAGGTGCTGAACTTATTTTTTATGGATTGGATAACATAAAAGAAATGGACACTGTTTATATTGTTGAAGGCGAAATGGACGCGCTTTCATTGCACGAATGCGGAATTTATTCTGTTTGTAGTGTACCAAATGGCGCATCAAAAGGAAATGCACGTTTAGAGTATTTAGATAATTGTTTTGAATACTTTAAAGAAAAAAAACAAATTGTTTTATGTACCGATAATGATGAAGCCGGTTTGGAATTACGTAATGAATTGGCCCGAAGGTTTGGCGCGTACCGTTGTAAATATGTTGAATTTGGCGATTTTAAGGATGCTAACGAGGTTTTAATTGATAAAGGTGCGCAAGCATTAAGGGATTTTATAAAAGATTCTAAAAACTTCCCTTTAGAGGGCGTTTTAAATATCAATGATATTTGGCAGAATGTTTTAAATTATAATGAGAACGGCGTTAAAAATTATTCAATAGGTTTACCAAATTCAGATTCTTATTTTAAACTTGCATTAGGTGAATGGACAGTTGTAACGGGAATACCAAATTCCGGGAAATCGGACGTTGTAGACCAAATTTGTTGCAATATGGCGGTTAATTACGGTATGCGTTGCGCTATGTTTGCGCCTGAATCATTTCCTTATGAGGGCCATATTAAAAGAATTGCAAATAAATTAAATGAAAAAAATTGTGATAATACTGATTTAAATAATACTAAAGATTTTATCGAAGACCATTTCTTTTGGATTAAAATAGATTTAGAAAATTTATCTTTAGAAGGAATTTTAAATGCATTTCGTGAATTAGTATTTCAAAAAGGAATTAACGTTGTAGTGATTGATCCCTGGAATATGTTAGACCATTCGGCCCAACGTGATCATTCATATATCGGAAAAGCGCTTTCACTAATTACGCAATTTTGCCAACAAACAAACACGCATTTATTCTTAGTGGCGCACCCGCGAAAAATTGAATCGGAAAATGGGAACTATAAAAAACCAACTTTATATGATATTTCCGGATCTGCTGATTTCTTTAACAAGGCTTATAACGGAATGATAGTTTTTAGATGTATTGGCCAAAAAACGCAATACAAATCCGATATCGTAAAAATGTATATTGAAAAGGTAAAGCGTAAAGAAAACGGCCAATTGGGTGAATTTGAAATTGCACCTGATTTTGATTCCGGCGGTATTTATAAAGATATTAGTTTGCAGAATAAAAAATTTGAAGTTATAACCGATAACGTACCATTTTAATGCCTAAAAAAAAGATTCAAAGATTTAAAGAAGTTACAGAACACCACTACAAAGCGATGCAATGGTGTTTAAAAAATAATATAAAGGTTTATGTAAAACCAACTAAAAAAGGTTTAAAAGTTGAAATAAACGACAATGATAAAATAAATTGTTCGCCTATCTTTTACACAAACACCGATGCTTGCAATAAGTGTTGGGAACTTTATTTGTATATTTACAAGAAATATTGGACTGTATAAAATGAATAAAAAATGGAAATAAATTTAATTCTAATTGCACCGAATGCGATGTTGTTGGGTTGGCAATATTATAATCACGAACCCGGTTTTGAATTTAATGAAATAAATATTTATTTAATTTTTATGCAGTTGCAATTTAGATATTAAAAAATCTTATGCGTAAAATTGTAAATCTAAAAACGATTAAAGAAACGCCAAACAATCCGCGTTTTATTAAAGATCCAAAATTTAAACTATTAGTTCAGTCAATTAAGAAATCACCTTGGATGATGAATATTAGGCCAATTGTAGTTGATGAAACAATGACAATACTTGGCGGAAATATGCGCTTAAAAGCGTGCAAATCGGCCGGGATGTTTGAAATTCCAATTCATATTGAAAGCGGATTGACTGAAGCGCAAAAAAGGGAATTCATAATAAAAGACAATTCCGGATTTGGTGAATGGGATTGGGATATTTTAGCAAATGAATGGGATGTAAAACAACTAATTGAATGGGGCGTTGATTTACCGGTTTTTGATTTACCTTTAGATGATGAACAACCAAAAGATGAAACAGATGATGATGATAAACACGTTTGCGAATTGTGCGGACGTTAAAATAAATATCAATGACTGAAGAATCTACAATAGAATTTCTAAATTCAAAAGGCCTAAATTTAGTTAAGGCAAAAAATCAATTTAGTTATTTTGATGCTTCAGATGATAGTTATTTAGTTGAAATAAAAAACAGAAAAAAATATTATAGCGACAAGTTAATCGAATCAATGAAACTTTATTCGAACTTTCAGCAATCAGTTATTCAAGGCAAAAAACTTCTTTACGTTGTTACAGATGAAAAGGGGGTTTGGATTTTTAACATATCCGATTACATTGATGTAATTATAAAAACACTGCCTAAAGTGTTAAATTTACCTAAAACAACTGAATTTGGTAATACTGATAAAATACCAAAATACTGCTATACTTTACCTGAATCAATAGCCAAGCATTTTAAGTTTTCGTAAAGTTTTCGTAAATAAATGAAAAAATTCTTTTAAAAAGTTTGGTAATTGAAAAAATTCTTTTATATTTGTAGTGTCAATAAGACGTAACAAAATAAATAAAAGAAAATATTATGAATACTTTAACAAAAACTTTTTCAGAACTTTCAATTGGAACAATCGTATTTTACAACGATATGGCAAACAATAATTTAGAAGCAATAATTTTAGATTCGTACACAGATGAATTTGGGAATTGGATTAATATAATGAATGTTGAAAGTAGAACAATTGAGCCAATTAGCGCAAAAACTGAAATAGGTTTAAGATGGACAGAAAAAGAATTATATATATAAAAGAATCGGGCCGTTAATTCGGCCCATTATAAAAACAAATAAAATGAAAGAAGCATTAAAATTTTTACAAGATTATGCAAAATCATCTGATAATTTATGGCTTTATAATAGTTTAGAATTATTAGAAAAAGAAATTGAAATTGAAATATTAAAACAAAAAATTTTATTTTTAGATAAAGTTTCAGAGGAACAGAATTCAATTTTAAACAAACCAAGTTAATAGACGTATTGATTTAAATTACCGTATGTATTTGGGCAACGGTTTTCCCTTTAGAAATAAAGGGTTTTTTTATATCCGTTAATTTATTTAACTTTGCGATATGGCAGCAAAAACAAACATATTAAAAAGGAGTCTTTTAGATGCGCTGGAACAATCGCTTGGAATCATTACAACGGCTTGCAAAATAGTTGGATGCAATAGATCAACTTTTTACGGGCATTACAATCGCGATAGTGAATTCAGGGCCGCAGTAGATGATATTCAAAACATTACTTTAGATTTCGCAGAATCGCAATTGCACAAACAAATTAAAGACGGTAACACAACGGCAACAATCTTCTACTTAAAAACTAAAGGGAAAAAACGTGGGTACATTGAAAGGCGTGAAGTTGAAATGACGGCCGAAGTATCAACAACCAAACTTTCATCTGAAGCACAAAAGAAAATAGAAGATATTTTAAACGATGAGTATTAACGAAATAATTAGGGAAAAATGCGAAAATTCCTTGTTATTCTTTACGCGTTACATTTTTAAAGAAAACACCGGGAAACGATTCGAAGCGGCTGAATTTCATAAAACGTTGGCTGATACACTTGAAAAAGTAAGTAATGGCGAAATCAAACGTTTGATAATTAACATTCCGCCAAGGTATGGAAAAACAGAATTGGCGGTAAAAATGTTTATTGCTTGGAGTTTAGCCAAAAGGCCTTCATCAAAATTTATTCATTTATCTTACTCGGATGCGCTGGCGTTGGATAATAGTTCGGCAACAAAAGAATATATTAATTCGGATGCGTTCCAACGTGTTTGGAATATAGGATTAAAAAAAGATTCACAAAGCCAAAAAAAATGGTACACAACCGAAGGAGGCGGAGTGTACGCAACATCTTCAGGGGGTGCAATTACGGGATTTGGTGCCGGAAGTGGTGGCGCTATTATAATTGATGACCCGTTGAAGCCTGATGATGCTTTATCGGACGTTAGAAGGTCTTTTATTAATAACCGATACAATACAACTATTCGTTCGAGAGTTAATAGTCGTGATGTCCCTATTATAGTAATTATGCAGCGATTACACGAGGAAGATTTATCCGGATATTTATTAGATGGCGGATCAGGTGAACAATGGCATCATTTAAAACTATCTGCATTGGATGATGAAAACGTTCCTTTGTGGCCGGAAAAGCATTCGTTTGATGAACTCGAAGCAATTAGGCAAGCCGACAGATATACATTCTCGGGCCAATATTTGCAAATTCCTTCACCGCCTGAAGGTGGCGAATGGAGAAAGGGTTGGTTTCAAAGCATTAATAAAGCAGAGGTTCCGGGTGATGTTGTTTGGGAAATGTATATTGATGGCGCCTACACTAAAGACACAAAGAATGATCCAACTGGGATTCAAATAAGCGGTAAAAGTGGCGATAATTTATATATTTACAAAAGCATTGATAAATATTTGGAAATGCCTGAATTGAAATCCTTTATTGGTAATTTTGTTAAGTCGTGCGGGGTGAATGTTACGCAAATATTAGTCGAACCTAAAGCATCCGGTAAATCATTAGTTCAATTGTTAAGGCGTGAAACTAATTTCAATGTTTCAGAACTTAAAACAAACTTTGTTAGATATTCAAAAATAGAACGAGCGCGCGCATCTTCGCCATTTATTGAAGGTGGCCGGGTTTATTTAGTGAAGGACAACTGGAATGAAGCATATTTGCAGCAAGTAAGTACCTTTCCGAACGCAAAACACGATGAGCACATTGATGTTACTTCTTATGCTATTGAAAGAAACTTAATCAATAATTTTTTCATAGTTTAAAACAATTATTAATTTTGTATTTTTACGAAAATTTTACACTAAAATAAAATATGGCTTCATTTGTAGATAAATTAAAATCAATTTTAGGAAAAAACCAAACACAAAACACAAATTTAAATTATAACAAGGCGATTTATAATTGGTTAGGTGATTCAATTGTTTGGAATTCTGAAAATGATGATTCATATATAACCGAGGGTTATCAAAAGAATGCAACTATTTATTCGTTAATTAATTTAATTTCTAAAGCGGCAACAACAATTCCGTTTCAAGTTTATGAAATTAAAGATAAAAATAATTATAAACGCTATAAATCTTTAACAAGTGGAACTATTGACAGTACCACAATTAACAAAGCGGCATTATTACAAAAGAAATCATTAGTTGAATTACAAGATACAGATTTGCACCAACTTTTGGAACGTCCGAATCCCGGGCAATCTTGGAATTCGTTTCTTACTGAAGCAATTTCATTTGGTAAATTAACGGGAAACAGATATATCTATGGAATTGGGCCGGATTCAGGGCCAAAGCAAGGTAAATTTACTGAAATGTATGTAATGCCTTCGCAAGTAATGGAAATTGTTTCGGGCGGTATTATGGAACCAGTTCGAAGTTACAAGGTTAATTATAACGGGAATTTTGAAGTTCCCGCATCTGAAATATGCCATATAAAAGATTTTAACCCGTATTATGACGGAACGGGTTCGCATTTATATGGGCAATCGCCATTGCGTGCCGGATTACGTTCATTAACAACAAACAATGAAGCGGTTCAGACGGGAGTTAAATATTTACAGAACCAAACGGCCCGAGGGTTATTGATGTCCGAAGAGGGTGATTTAAATGAAGTGCAAGCGCAACAATTAAAAGATAAATTCAGAAGGCAATTCCAAGGTTCTGAAAATGCCGGTGATGTTATTATAACACCAAAGAAATTATCGTGGGTTAACTTTGGTTTAAATGCGGCGGATATATCTTTAATCGAACAATATAACGCATCTGTAAAGGATTTATGTAACGTTTACAACGTTCCGGTTCAATTATTAAATAATACTGATTCAAGTTCTTACAACAATATGCGCGAGGCTAAAAAAGCCTTATATCAAAATGCCGTTATTCCTGAATTACTTAAAATAAAAGACGAATTAAATCGTTGGTTGGCCCCAAAATACGGGAATGTATGTATTGAGTTTGATTTTACTGTTATTCCTGAACTACAAGAAGAGGCGGACAAAGTAGTTGACCAATTATTGAAAGCGTGGTGGTTAACACCAAACGAAAAACGTTCTGTTATGTCTTACGGGGTTGATGAAGAAAGTGAGGTATTAAATGATTATTTTATTCCGGCTAATTTAATCCCGGTGAACTCTAATCAAATCGATGAACCGATTAAACCTATTGATGTTGATGTAAATAAGTTTTTAAAACAAACTGAAACACCTAAACAAGAAATAAAAGGAATTAAGGTTGCAACGTATGAAGATAAACAGAAATAAGTGGCAAACCGCATTTGAAAAGGAATTAGACAAAGCAGAAAAAAGCCAATTATCAAAAGTAAAGCGATATTATAAAAGCGAATATAATAAAGGCGTTATTTCTTTTTTAGCTGAAGGCCAAACGAATTTTCAATTGTTATTTGAAGACAAAGATTTGCTTAAAATATACCGGGATTTATATTCAGATATTGGATTGCAATTTGCAAAATGGTATGCAAAGAATTATGATAAATATTTATCTAAAGGCGTTAATCCGAATCAATATGCTGATCAATGGACAAATAAATTTGCTTCATTTGGTTCCGCTATTGGTGCGCAAAGAGTTACTTTAGTTTCAGGAACTGCAAAAAAAACACTTATTCAGGTGACGCAAAATTTAATGCGTGATCCTGAATTTATGACGTTAGGAAATACAGAAAAGGGCCGTATTTTAAAAAGCCAATTCAATAGATATTCAAAATATCAATCGGAACGTTTAGTTCGAACGGAAGCAACCAACGCGGCTAACTTTGCAACAATGGAATCCGCTACAACTATATTTCCGGGCGCACAAATGATGAAGGAATGGATTGCATCGTTTGACGACAGAACGCGAAGCACGCATTCCGAAGCGGGTGCAAGTGAACCAATACCATACAATGAACCGTTTATGGTTGGGGGTTCTTTAATGATGTACCCAGGTGATCCAAGCGGGCCGGCTGCTGAAGTTATAAACTGCCGATGTAGTATTGCGCCATTTCCGAAACAAGGAGCGCAAGCGGTTGGAGAAATAACAGATATAAATTTTGGATTAGGTGGCGCAGCTTCAACCGGGTTTGGTTTAGCTGATGTTGCTTCGGCTATTAGTTCAACGTTGGTTGGTGCGGGTGAAAATACTGCATTTATTCCGGCTAAAACTTTACAAGAAGCCGAGGAACGAATGTTGAAGTTTGCTGATAGTGTAAATTTTAAAGGCCTTACATTAAAAAAACAAAATGAAATTTTAAATGCTTTAGAAGATGTTTTAGGAAAATATAAATCTAAAGTTAAAAATGATATTGGATTTCAAACTAAAAGGAGCGGAAGTTGGGGCGTTGCGGGTTATAGATTAGAAAATGGAGTTCCAAGCAATCCGCAATATTTAAGATTACAAAAAAGTTATTCAAAATCGGCCGATAAATTAAGTAAAAAGAATGCAGAAATATTTTTAAGGAATAAAGAATATCGATTGAAACAATGGGAGGAAATATTAAACCGCCCGGATTTAAATGCAGAAAGAGCGGCGTATTATAGAGATAAAATACAAAAGCTAAAAAGCACTAAAAGATGGACTATTGAAGGCGAAAGGTCACTATATACAACAACCGCACACGAATCGTTTCACATTGTAGATTATACCTATGGAGCGAGAAATGTTTTTAGTGAGCAATTAATAAAAAATAATATATTACGAAATGAATGGTACCAAGTTTCTGAATATGGCGGAAGTACGATTGGCGAATTATGGGCCGAAGTAGGCGCAGCAATACAAACAAATACAAACATTCCAAGCGGTTTTATAAAGGCGTTTGAAGATACTTTAAAAATAATAGGCGCAATATGATAACAAATTTATGTTTGATGTGTAAACATCATATTTTAGGAAACGAATGCGAAGCATTTACGAAAGGAATACCTGATGAAATTTTTTTATTTGGTACTAATAATCATAGTAAACCATTGCCGGAACAAAATAACGATATTGTTTTCGAACCATTTGAATCAAATCAAAACTAAAAATCAAAAACCGTATATTTACAAAAATTTTTTTTATGAATCAAATTCTTTACAAAGCGGCTCCAATCAATGAACTAATTGATGCGGATGAAAACGCCGGAATTATTAAAGGTTACGGAAGTATCTTTGGAAATAAAGATTCCGACAATGATATTATAACTAAAGGCGCTTATAAAAAGACAATTGCCGAAAATGGTGAACGTGTTAAGTATTTATACCAGCACGATATGAACCAACCAATTGGTAAAATGTTGGAATTGTATGAAGATGACAAAGGTTTGGTTTTTGTTGCGCAAATTGCTAAAACTCAATTAGGAAAAGACGTTGTGGAACTTATGAAATCCGGCGTAATTACTGAAAATAGTGTTGGAATTTTACCAATCCAAGGCAAGGATCGTGGCGATTATCGCGAAATAAATGAAGTTAAACTTTATGAAATTAGTGCGGTTACATTAGCAGCAAACGACCAGGCAAAGATATTAGACGTCAAAGGAAACGTGGATTTGGATAAACTTTCAAAGCGCTACGATAATTTAGCAAAATTATTAAAAAAAGGACAAATTTCGGATGATATGGGTTTTGCCATTGAAGCGGAAATTTTAAAATTGAAATCATTATTTATTGAATTCACAAAGCCGGTTGATAAAATCACTTTGCCGAATGTTGAAGTAAAAAACAATGATTCTGAAGTGTATAAATATTTAATTAACTCGTTAAAAAACTAAAAATGGACGAAAATTTAAAAAACCAATTAGATCAATTCAATGAAGCAATTGATTCTAAAATTGAAAAATCAAACAAATCACAAAGTGAAGTTGTTTTAAAAGCAAACGAAATTGTAAAAGGTGAAATTACTGAAATCACTAACAAATTTAATGAGCGTATCGACGCAATGGAAGTTTCAAACAAGAAACATTTCAGCGCTTCAAAAAGAATGTCTTTTAAAGGCGCTTTAAATGAAGCAATCGAAAACGGTGCAATCGAAGGAATATCAAAAGGAAATTCAAGAAGTGCATCTTTTGAAATCAAAGCTGATATGACTGTTGGTGCTGATTTTACGGGTGAAGTTATACCGGCTGACAGAGTAGCGGGATATAAATTTGACCCAACAAGACCGGTTCACATTAGACAACTTTTAGCAATGGGTTCAACTCAAAGCGATGTTGTAAGATTTGTAAAAGAATCAGGATATTCAAACGGTGCTGCTGCAACGGCTGAAGGTGTTACATTGACACAATCTGATTTCGATATGACTGCAAGTGATGCAAACGTGAGAAAAATCGGAACTTACTTCAGAATTTCTGAAGAAATGTTAGCTGATACGCCTCAATTAACTTCTTACCTTTCAGCGCGTGCGCCGGAAAAATTATTAGAGGTTGAAGATGCTCAAATATTAAGCGGTGCGGGTACCGGTGCGCAATTAAGCGGAATCATTGGTGATGCTGCAGACTTTGCTGCGGGATCTTTAGCTGGAACAGTTGAAAGCGCAAATGAATTTGATGTAATTGTTGCGTCATTAAATCAATTAGCTTTATCTAACTATAATGCAGATACTATTTTATTAAATCCAAGTGATTTTCATAAAATATTATTATTAAAAGATACTACAAACAACTATATTAAAGACCAGGTTTATGGTGGGTTACAACCTTCATTTATGGGTGTTAAAGTTGTTTTAAATACTGCAATCGCTGCGGGTACATTCTTAATTGGAAACTTTGGAGTTGGAACACAACTTTGGGTTCGTGATGGCGTAAATGTTGAATTCTTTAGAGAAGACGGAACAAACGTAAGAGATGGATTCGTTACCGTTAGAGTATCTGAAAGAGTAGCATTAACAAACTATTTACCAAATGCGTTTGTAAATGGAACTTTTACAGTTGCAAAAGCGGCTTTAGAAACTGCATAATTATTAAAATTTTATATTTTGAAGGGCCTGAATTAATTTTCGGGCCTTTTTTTTTGCCCTTTATTTATAGGGGTTAACAAACAAAATGAAAAAAAACTTTAAAATAAAAGTAAAAATATTTTTTTAATTCAATAATGCGTTGTAGATTTGTAGGGAACAAAACAAACAAATATATTATGAAATTATCTAAAACATCAGCGGGAGAATATGAAGGGGTTGAAATTAAAGACGGTTACACAGTAACTTGTGAAGTTTCTTTACAAGATTACAAAGGATTTTCTTACACTATAAGAGTTAATGGTTCTATAACTGATGCGGATGGGTATACGGGTTTAACTTTGGGTTCGATTAAAGCAATGGCATCTTCCAACTATATGATTGAAGACGCTATTAAGGAGCACAAGAACAGATTTTAAAAAAACAACGGGGTGTAAAAACCCCATTAAAACAAACAAGATGAAAGGAATTAAAAGAAAAATTATCGCGCAATTAGTAAAACTTAATATTAAGCCTATTAAGACAATTATATTGTCAACAGGTATAATCTGCGAGCATTACGCAAACGGTAACGTAAAAGTTGTTTAAAATGGATAATTCAACGCATTTTCAATTCGAATTATCTATTAAATTAAATAGAACCGGGATTCATTCTTTAAACGGTCAAATTATTACGCAAAATTTTACGGTACAAAGAGAATTATTAAACAAAGTTTTTAAGAATCAATATATTTTCGGAACGCCATACAAAAGAGATTTAAAGCAATTGGATTATTTAGTTCAGGGATTTAAAGAAAAAGTTTCTGAAAAGATTAGCGAAGAAATTATGAAGGATATGGGCCGGATTGATTTAATTGTTACAAGGCAAAATCGTTTTGACGAATGGCTGGCAAATAATGAAGTTACTATAAAAGAAATAGAATAAAATTTGCGCTATGGAAAAAGATTCAACTAAATTATATATAATTCATAAAAGAAAAAGAATTTTTATTCATAGTTTAGCGCAATTAAAAGAAATACAAAATCAAACATTATTTAAAAGGCTAAAAAGAAGCGTTTTAAGAACCTTAAAATTATATTATGAGCAATACACCAAAACATTACGAAAGTGGAACAGATTACGATTTAATAGACGTAATAAAGCATTATGAACTAAACTTTAATTTAGGCAATGTTATAAAGTACGTTTGTCGTGCCGGAAAAAAAGAAAATGAAATTCAAGATCTTGAAAAGGCTATTGATTATTTAGAACGCGAATTGTATTATTTAGAAAACGAAATGAAATATAAAATATAATTATGAGTTATTTTGATGATTATAATCCGGCAGATGACAAAGAATTTACTTGCAATGTTTGCGAAAAACCAATAGATGAACCCGGCTTTTGTTCTGCAAAATGTTGGCGAAACGATAATTTATAATATTATGGAAAAAAGAATTAAGATTATTTTATTTATGTCATTTATGTTTTTTGGAATTAGACAATTTTTGATTTTTTGGGATTTATGGGCCGGAATATTTCTTTGCGTTTTAGGTTTAACAATATTTTTTAGTAAAAAAGAAGATGTTTTTTAAAAATTAATTATTACTTTGTTTTGTTAGTTAGCCGTTTTCTTTATTGAAGGCGGTTTTTTTTGTATGTTTACGAAATGGATTTTAATTCAATAGGATGTATTGCTGAATATAAATTTGCAATTACGGCAATGAAACACAATATAAACGTTTCATTTCCTCTTTTGCATTCATCGCCTTATGATTGCATCACTGATTCAAAAAACGGTCTTAAAAAGATTCAAATAAAATCAGCTTCTGGAAAAGGTGATAAAGTAAGATGTTTTTTAAGGAATACAAAAAAAAAATCATATCCAATTGATGAGGTTGATTATTTCGCCGTATGGATTGAAAGCCATAACGGATTTTATATTTTTAAAAATGATGTTAAAAGAACTTCAATTGTTTTAGAAAAAAAAGGGAAACATTTAAAAAAATTCAATAACTTTGCAGTCTTGTAATGTTTTACATATTTGTTTTTGTTTAAAAGTGCCGCTATTTATTTAGTGGTACTTTTTTTTTATCTTTACAAAAATTTATATTATGAATATAAAAATTAAACAATCAATTTTACGAAACGGAAAACGATATAATGAAGGCGATAAAATAAATTTGCCTGAAAATATTGCAAAAGTTTGGATCCAAAAAGGTTTGGCCGTTAAAATATCTAAAAAGATAAATAAAGCGAAATTCGAAACAAAGGAATTAAAAGTTGAAAATATAGAAATCAAATAAGATGCGACAAATTAAAATAAATTCAACAATTGGGAATGAAATATTAACCGGCCAATCTGTAAAAGATTTTGTTCGAATTGATACGGATGCGGATGATAATATAATTACAGCAATGATTTCCCAAGCGCGAATTTGGTCTGAAAACTATATTTCTCGCGATATTGTTTCTAAAAATAGAACTTACTATTTAGATTCTACAAATGGAATTTTTGATTTACCATTTGGCCCGGTTTCAAGTATTGTTGAAATTACAGTAAATGGAATTGTTACAACTGATTATGAAATTTTAGGTTTAGACAATGAAACGATTGAATTGGACGGTGGTTCGGCTGAACGTGTTAAAATTACATATATAACGGCGGGAATAAATGATTCGTTAATAAAACAAGCGATGTTGCAATTGATTTCAACATATTATGATAACCGCGCCGATTTTGATTCAGGAAGTTCAAAAGAAATTTCAGAAATTCCAACGTCATCAAAAACAATATTAACATCATATAAAGCAATGTTTCTATAAAATGCAAAGCGGAAAACTAAATTCAAAGATTACAATTAAAAGATTAGTTAAAACCGATGATGGTTTTGGTGGTTTCAATTCTACTTTGTCGGACGTTGCATCTGTTTGGTGCGATTTAAAGCAAATTAGCGGCGAAATAAGCGACAATTTTGGCAAGCGTGAACACGAAACAAAGATTGAAATTTTAATGCGTAAGAAAACCGCCGATTTAATTATAATAGGCGATATTTTTATTGTTGGTAATGGTTCGCAAAATTACAGAATTAACGAAAAGTTTGATTCTGAATTAGATTTTTTGACAAAGTTAACCGCGACAAAATCAAAATAAATGAGCGTAAAAATTAATCAATCGGATTTGGCAAAACTTAAATCAAAGTTGAATAATTTACGCGCTTTTGATAAAAAAACTTTATCTAATGAGTTAGGTAAAACGGCATTTGATATTGCAAAAAAAGCAAAACAAGCTGCGCCGGTTGCAAAAGAAAGCGGAGGAACATTGAGGCAATCAATTAGAACCGAGTTAAAAGGAAAAACCGTTGAGGTTATAGCGGGCGCGCATTATGCGCCATATATTGAATTTGGAACGGGTGGGCAAGTTAGATTGGATGATATGTTAGAACTTGGAATTCCCGCAAGTTATGCCGAACAATTTAAAGGCAAGGGATTAAAAAATGTTAATTTACCGCCAAGGCCTTTCTTTTTTAGTTCTGCGCGTGTTGGTTTAAAAAATTTATTAGTTCGATTAAATAACGAATTAAACAAAGCAATAAAATAATATATATGTTAGAAGCAATTCATTTATTAAGGCGCGGAATTATTGCAAAATTAACCGATGCAATTACTTTAAACGGTTCAATTGTGCCGGTTTACAGTAGAATTCCAACCGATGCAGTTTATCCAATGATTCGGGTTTATGGCGTTTCAACTAATGAAATAGATGAAAACCAAACTTCATTTATTACAGAAACAATAACGAGAATTGAATGTATTACAAGATTTTATTCAGATGATGGTGGTGAATTGGATGTTAATTTGATGGTTTCGCAATGTTTAAATTTAATTAGAACGCGTTCAATTAGTTACGTTGATTTAACTTCAGAAGGTTTTAAAGTTTTTACTTCAGTAAATGAAGGCGTTAAATACCTACAAGATGATTTCAGTGATTATACATATTTTAGGGCCGTTATTGAAATATCGAACAGAATAGAACAAATAAATTAACCAAAATGAGTAATAACGATTTGAAATTAGCCTTTATAAATGCCTTAACTTTTGGAATAAGTTTTTCCGCAGTTGAAAACGGTTTAAAAATTATACTTTTATTAGCTTCTATTATATATACTTTTCAAAAAATAATTGAATCATATAAAAATAAAAAGTTAAAAGAAAAAGAAAAATAAATGAAATTAACTTGTAATTTTTCAATGTCTGAATTTGAATGCAATTGCGGATGCAAAATGCCTGAAGATGTAAAATCAAATATTATTGAATTGGCTGATAATTTACAAGTTTTAAGAGATTTTTTAAATATGCCTATTAAAATAACAAATGCATTTCGTTGTGAATCAAAAAACAAAAGTGTTAATGGCGTTAAAAATTCGCAGCATTTATTAGGTAAAGCAGCGGATTTACAAGTGTTTCAATTATCACCTAATGAAGTGGCGGATGCAGTTAGTGAATTAATGGAAAAGAATTTATTTAAAATGGGAGGATTGGGCCGATATAATTCATTTACTCACGTTGATATAAGAGGAACAAAAGCCCGCTGGGGTTTAAAAGAATAATTATGGGCGATTTTAAAGATAAAAACGGAAAAACAAGGGTTGGCGCCGCATTAAATTGGTTATTGAAACAAGGAAAAAACATTGCTCCGGAAATTTTAAACGTTGCCGGAAGTATTACGGGAATTAAATCTTTGAAAGTTTTAGCCGATAAAATAAAAGGCGATTCAAATATTGATCCAAAAGATAAAGAACTTTTATTGAAGGAGCTGGAATATGATATGTTAGAAATGAATGAAGTTTCTAAACGTTGGGAATCCGACAATAATACAGATAGCTTTTTAACGCAAAATATAAGGCCTTTAACGCTTGCGTTTTTAACTTTAACCCTATTTATTTACATAATACTTGACAGTTCTTTAGAGGGCTTTAAAATCAGCGAAAAGTGGATTGATTTATTGAGTTCATTATTGCTTTTGGTTTATGGTGGTTATTTTGGCGCTCGTTCTGCTGAAAAAATTGTAAAGAGTTGGAAAAAGTAAATATTTACTTATAGTTTAGATTCAATTTTCAGTTACATAACTTTTTGTATTTTTGCTATAATTAAAAATAAAATAAAAAAATGAGTGTAGCGGCAATAGTTCAAATAGATAACCAATATAGAGGCGATACTTATGATGGGGTGCAATTTACGCTTTTAAATACAGAAGATAGTTCGCCTATTGATTTAACCGGTGTTAGTATTAAGATTCAATTTCGATATAACTCAAAAATAGGTGGCATTCAAAAAGAAATTACCGATGGTAACGGTGTAACAATATCCAATGCCGTTAATGGTGTTTTCTCAATAGATCCTTTTTTAATTGATTGGGCGCCTGATATTTATTATTTCGATGTACAAATGACGTTTACAAATGGAGTTGTAAGAACATACATACAAGGCACAATCAAAGTAATTCAAGACGTAACAAATGGATAATATTACAGTAATAGTTGAAGATTACCCGCAAGAAATAACGGTTCAGGTTACAACGACCGGAATAACAGTAGACCAAGCAAATCAAATTGTTAGCAATACTCAAAAGGTTTCAGATATTAATCACGTTACTTTAGAATTGTTTAATGTAGATAATACTTCAGACGCGAATAAACCCGTTTCAGATGCTACAAATCAATTATTAAATACAGAAACGCAAGCGAGAATTGATGCGGATAATTTATTGCAGTCAAATATTAATTCAGAGGCAACAACAAGGTTAAACGCCGATAATGTTTTACAATCAAATATTGATAGTGAAGCGGCAACAAGATTGGCTAATGATAATACAATTCAGGACAATTTAAACACAGAATCTTCTACAAGGTTAGCAAATGATAACACTTTGCAATCTAATATTGATAATTTAGATATAAGAGTTGCTTTAAATGATGTTAAAGTTGGTATAACACCAACTCAATCAAGTAATATTGTTACTAACAACGCAAAGGTTGGAATTACTACTTCGCAAACTAACGAGATAATTGCCAACAACGCTAAAGTTGGTATTACAACGCAACAAGCGATCGATATCGTTTTAAACAATGATAAAGTTGGAATAACAAGCGGACAAGCCAACGAAATAATAGCTAACAATGCAAAGGTTGGATATACTGATTATTTAGTATCAAATAATGTAAGTGTAGTAAATAATACTTCAAAAGTAGGTATTACAGTTCAACAAGCAAGTGATATTGTTACAAACAATTCTAAAGTTGGAATCACAACACAACAAGCAAGTGATATAACAACAAACAATGCAAAGGTTTCAGACGTTAACCACGTTGCAATAGAATTGCTAAATGCAGATAATACTTCAGATGCAAATAAACCAATATCAATAGCAACACAATCGGCTTTAGATTTAAAAGTTGATAAAACAGAAAACGAATTAAATACTGAAAATATATTTAAATCAGTAAGTTTTGCAATGGATTATTCTGATAGGGTTAGAGATGATAGTGGAACTATTGAAAGCAGAGAATGCGTAATGAATGAATATTTAAAAATTATAAAATAATGGCAATTATACCAAAATTAGCAATGATACCTTCAGGGTATAAAGATGGTAAACTCTATTCAGTATTACCTTCAGACGGAGTAGGAGATTTTGACGTTACAAGGGGTTCTAATGCAACAAGAATTAATAAAGATGGCTTAATAGAAACAGTAACAGGTAATACACCGAGATTAAACTATCCTTTAATAGATGGTGTTGTTAATGGTTGTCCGAGTTTACTTTTGGAAGCGAGTTCAACAAACAGAGTGCCTAATAGCACCCAATTTAGTGGTACTGAAACTGGTGTTTCTGTATTAAGAAATCAAATAATTTCTCCAGATGGAACGTTAAATGCTGATAGGGTTTTAGATAATAATAATAGCGGAGAACATTTAATTACTGGTAGTTATTCTGGTAGTATTACAAGTGGATTAGATTATACTGCTTCTGCATTTTTTAAATCTGATGGAACTACTGGACAAGGTGTAATTAGATCTTATACTGGTTCTTGGCAAAACGCAGTATTTAATTTAGAAGATGGAACTATACCATATACATCAAATGGAGTTTCTAAAATAGAAAATTATGGAAATGGTTGGTATAGGTGTTCTTTAAGGGTTACTGCTACTACTAATTACGGAAATACAATAATACAATTAGCAATAGGTAATTCTTCAAATCAATATTCTTATCAAGGGGCATCGAGTTTAGGGGTTTACTTTTGGGGTGTTCAATTTGAACAAAGTTCTTTTCCAACAAGCTACATCCCAACCACATCTTCACAAGTTACTCGTTTAGCTGAAACTGCTAACAATGCGGGTAATGCTTCTACGTTTAACGATTCAGAAGGTGTTTTATTTGCGGAGATTAGTGCTTTTGATGATAGTACAAAACAGTTTTCAATATCTAATGGAACAAGTGCAAGTTCTGTTAAGTTCCTTTATTTAAGCGGAAATGTTTTTAGTTTTCAAGTTAGAGATAATTTAGCTACACAATGCTCAATAAGTAAAACTTTAAGTAATGTTAATGAAAACATAAAAGCTGCTGGAAAATATAAAAAAAATGACTTTGCTTTATGGGTAAATGGTTTTAAAGTAAATATTGATACAACTGGAACAGTTCCTATTGGATTATCAGAATTAGCTTATGATGATGGTGGTGGTGGTTCTACTTTTCATAGTTTAACTAAACAATTACAATACTACAACACCGCATTAACAGACGCAGAATTAGAAACATTAACATCTTACACTTCATTTAACGCTATGGCTTTAGCACAAAACTATAAAATACAATAATATGGCAAATACAATGAAGTTCGGAAACGGACAATGGGCAACCAAAAAAGATTCAATATTAGCATACAATGATGAGAACGCAAACTTTAAGCCTTTGCCATTTGTAACTTCAAGAGCAAGTACTGCAACAAGAGTAAATAAAGCGGGATTATTAGAAACCGTTGCAAGTGGTATTCCAAGAGTTGACTATTTAGGAAATACTAAAGGAGCGTATTTATTAGAACCACAATCTACAAATTTAATTACTCAATCGGAAGCGTTTGGTAACAGTTATTGGACAAAGAGTGGTGCTAGTATTAAGGGAGATACTAATAATACATTATCTGAAAAAGTTGTAAATGGAGATTTTGCAACAAATTTAAGTGGGTGGACAAATACGGCGGGTGTTACTTGGAACTCAGGAAATGCAAAATATAACGGAAGTAGCGGGGATTTTTATCAAGGAGGGTATGAATTAGGTAAAATATATTTAGTAACTCTAGACTACACTAGGATTAGTGGTCAATTAAATGTAAATATAGGGTCTGCATTAAACCCTATAAGTACGGGTAGCGGGGGGTCGTTATCAATACAGGTAAACAGCTTC